TCGCCGTCCCAGCGCCAGCGATCACAGGATTCAACCGCACGCGGAAGACCATGGCGCCACCCACTTGGCAGCTCCAGATCTGACTTACCGCCAGATTCAGCGCGTAACTCGACTCGATAACAGCGGCGGCGTAACGACCGCAGGTGGTCTCATACCACGTGACGCCGTCAGTGCCGGTCTCGAAATTTAGCGACCCGGCAGTGATCGTCCCGCCAGTCACGTGAAAGGACACCGTCACATCTGCTGGAGCCCCTATTCCTAGCTGCACGGCGGTGTCGACGTCCGTCGCCGACGTCCACGCGGCGGTCACGGTCTGCGTCCGTGCCTGCCGTGGCATGACCACCGCCGCGAGCGCGAATGCCACGATCATCCAGATACGCGTGCTCATCATGATCCTTCTCCTGTGGGTGCGACGGCCGCGGCAGGCTTCGCGGTCTCTCGCGGTTGTCCGGCCTGCGTGGTCCTGCGCGCATCCGAATCGAGAATGAGGTGGAGTCGATCGAACTTCGCATTGTCGGCGGCCATTTCGGCGAGGACCTCGTCCGGGTCGAACCCGCGCTCGCGCACAGACTCCGACCAGCTCTGCGCACCGCCGCGAATCGTGCGTTGGAAGGCTAAGCCCTCTTTTTCCGGATCGATGTAGGGGGCTGGCGGGGCCGTCCATGCCGCGCGTGGCGCCGGCTCAGCCACGAGCGCCATGATCATCGCGGCTTCCATCGCCCAGTTCCAGACGGGCTCGCAGAACTGCGGAATCATCGTGCGCCAGCGCCAATCGTCGAGCCGGCTTTGGTGCGCGAGTCTCGACATGCGCGCCGCCGAGAAGGGCAGGTCGGTGTAGTCGCCAGTGAGGTCCTCATACGTGACCCCGATCCCAGCCGCAATCGTCCTGAGCGAGGCCTCTGAATAGTCGGCAAATTCGCGAACGGAGGGGGGCTGGACGACTTCGACCGACCGACCAGGGGGCACATTGAGGATCGCGCCCGGTTCCAGCATGTCGATCCCTGGATTCGTCGTGTCGTCGCCGGTGCCCAACGGGGCGCCGGTGCCATCCACGTCACAAGTGATCACGGCGAGGCAGGCGGCAATCTTCTGCTTCATCAGCTGCGCGTCGTCGTATTCGTCGTAATCCTTCAGTTTGAGCAGAATTGGGGCGAACCACGTCGCCGCGCGCACCTGGCCGACCCGATCCTGGTGGAAGACGTGCAAGATATTCTCAGCCCTGACACGGATGGAGCTGCCGCCGAGGCTGCCCGCGGTGAACATCGAGAGCGCGGCGCCTGGATGCTCCGGGAAGAGCCAATACGCGACGCGACGCCCGAGGGCATCGAACTCCACCCCGTGCACAATCCGGCCGCCATTGGGCAATCGGATCCCGGTCCGCGCCGTATCGATGTAGTCCGGCTCGAGTAATTGCAGCTGAAACGGCAGCGGGAGCCCGTCCGTGGGGAGTCGCCAGCGGCGGCGGACGAGCACCTCTCCGGATTCGACCACGCTCCGCAGCGCGAGCTTTTGGAGCCCAGCGAAATCATGGCGGCCGTCCGCATCGCAGGCCGTCGTCCCGGCCCACGCCGCCCACGCCTTCGCAGCGCCCTCATGCACCGGCATCGGCTTGGCGACGATGCCCCACCCCACCACCTGATTCGTGATCGTCCCGATCGCCCGAGTCGCGTGAGGATTGTTTCGCACCAGATCACGCGCGTGCTCGCGAAGACTCGCGAGGCTCGCGCCCACGACGGCATTGGCATCTCCGGCCGAGCGGCGCCATCCTTGCGTCCGGCGGCCCGCGGCGGCCGCTTCGTAATGCCGCACCAGGAGATCCGTCGCGACACGCGCCCGGATCCGCCGTAGCCCACGAGCTGGGGCGATAAATCCCACCGCGCGATCAAGCCAGGTCTGCGACACGGCCATTAGAGCCCCTTCCTCGTGGCGGCGAACCGCGTCCGCGTGAGGCCGGCCGTCGCCGACACCTCAGCCTCCATCACGGCCAGCAGCTTCATCATGTCGTCCACGGAATCAAACACCACGGTCTGATCGGCAAATGTCAGCGACTTCGCGCCCTTCCGATCGAGCATCGCTTGCTTCAGCGTCGTAATGTCAGCGGCTGTCCACGCCATCTCAGCGCCCTCCCTTGATCCAGCCGCCAGGCTTCGGCTTCTCGAGCCAGCTCTTTTTCTTCGGTGGCGGTGCCGCCGTCGGTGGAGAAGAGGCGGCTGATTGTTGCCCGGCGTCCCGCGCGGCCTCGACGTGTGCCGTTTCTCCCACCGCACGCTCGAGCGAGGTCCAGTCGGCGTCGCGGAACCGATCCAGGCCGATGACCGCCGCGGCCGCTCGCGCGTACACACGACAGTCGAGGTAATGGTTCTCTCGGCCCGGAATCGGTTCCCACCGCAGCACGGTCCGATGGCGCCGTGTGTGCGGGACCAACTGCTCGGACGTGAGCTGCTTGAAAAAGTCTTCGCCGTATTCCGGAAAGTGACAGAAGCCGGTCGGGTACCGACCGTCGGCGGCGAGCTGTTCATCGGTCGGGCGTTTCATCTTGAGCCAGCCGTACAATTCGCTCTTCGCGATATTGACCGAGACCGGCCACACCTTGTACCCGCGCTTGAGCTTTCGACCGGCAACCGTCACATCGACCGTCGAGGGCGTGCCGATCAGAATCGTCGCGGTCGAGACGCCGCGGACGGCGATCACGCGCGACATGGGATGCTGTCGGGCCCAGCTGTACACCACCTGGGTTTGATCGCCGCTGTCGACGGCGAGCATCGCGATCGGCAGATCGATATCGAGCTCGGTGCGGTAGCGGCGCGCGAGGAACGCGGTCAGCGATGTCCAGGGCGACGGCGCGTCGGGGCGTCCATCGAGCGCAGACGTGTCGCCGGGAATCACGCCTGCGTCGATCGACCACGATTCTTTCCCGCGGCCCCAGCCGACGACCTCATAGATCAACCGGTCGCGCTGCACGTCGACGCCAACCGTGAGGAACAGCACACCGCGGGGGCAGGTGCCACTCGCGTAGGGCTCTCGTTGCAGATATAACCGCTCCCAGTCCGGCGCTTCGCCGCGGTCCTGCCACACTTCCCCGAGTACGGTGTTCACGAACGTCTTCAGTTCTTCCGGCTTCGTCCGCGCGGCGACGAACTCTTCACACAGGTGCCCCCACGTGGCGTTCGGGCTGAAGCTGTACGCCGACCACAGATGGAAGCTGGCGTGCCCCGTGAAGGGCGCGTGCGCGCGCCACTCGCCGGCGTGCACCATGTCGCGCTGATGGACCTGCTCGATCTCGACGCCACAGTGCTCGCAGAGATAGACGGCTGCACGCGGCTGACCGTCCGGCCAGCGGAACTGGGGAAACTTCAAGACCTGCCGCTCATGACAATGTGGACAGGGGACGTAGTAGCGCCGCTGGTCCCCAGCGAGGTACAGCCGCTCAATGCGGCTCAGGCCGCCAATCGTGGGCGTGCTGCCATAGATGATCTTTCGGTCCCAGTAGTACTCGGTGCGCCTGATGCCGAGCTTGATTTGATCGCCCTCCGTGCCCGCCGAGGGCGGATAGCCGTCGACCTCATCGAAGCCGACGACTTTTCGGGACACCCGGCGGAATCCGCGCGCACTGTTGGCGCCGACGATCGACAAGCTGCCCCCGGGAAAGAGCTTGTGCAGGATCGTGTTCTCGCCGTCTTTCGCTTTCGCGGCTGGCACCAGGGCGGCAAGCGCCGGGCAATCGCGCAGCATCGGGGCGATCTCTTCCTTGGAGTACCCCTCCGCGTCTTCGATGGTCGGCTGGACGATCATGATCGGACACGGGTCGTTGTCCATGTAGTACCCGATCGTCGCGTTCAGCATCTTCGTGTAGCCGATGCGCGCCGATTTCATGAACGTGACCTGCTCGACGTGGGGATCGGAGATGCAATCCATCGGTTCCCGCTGGTACGGCAGCGTGCGCCACCGCCCGGGCTCCGCGGCGGACTGTGCCGACAGATAAAACTTCTCGTCGGCCCACTGCGACAAGGCCAGTCGTTTTGGCGGGCGCCAAGCGTACAACGTTTCCGCGACCAGCGCATCCACGGGGTGCGTCGCCGGTGGGGCTGACTCGAAGAGCCTCGTCATGCCGCCGCCGATCCTGGCGTCCTGATGGGCTCGGCCGCGAGGTCCTCCAGAGCTTCACGAATCAGTCGGTCCACCGTCGCGATGTCGGTGTGACCAAGATGGGGGAGAGCCGTCTTGACCTTGCCCGGGATCCCGAGGAGCTTCGTCCGGCATTCGGTAAACGTGGTCACGATCCGGTTCGCCACGTCCTGCGCATCCACCAACTGCCCCGCCTGCTCGAGGTAGTCGAGTTCTTTGCGCTTCGCCGACCAGTATTTCTCCGCGATGACTGCGGCCGTGAGAGACATATCACCTGACAGATGAGGCGGCTTCGAAGCGTCTGTGGCAGCTGCCTGACGCGGCGTGCCGGCACGAGCCTTCACGTAAGTCGGGGCCTTCGTGAGGTCCGTATTCGCGGCCCATTCCTCGTCAGCCAGGGCGACGTTGGCGATCTTCGCCTTCCCCCGCTCGTCGACGACCAACGACGCCTGCAAGCGGCCCTTGCGGATGGCGCGCAGGACGGCGACCGCCGACACCTGTCGATGTCTGGCGTAGGCGCGCATCGACAACGGCGCCGACGTCAGGGGCGCGACCGCGACCGTTACCGCTGTTACGCCCTCGCCCGGTAACACTTGTAACACCCCCTCCCTAGTCGAATCCTGCGCCGTATATTACCCGCGTTAGGATCTTCACCGAAGAACCTAACCGACCCCCCCTCGCTCGCCCTCAGCGTTTTCCGACGCCGGTTCTTCTCCGTCTGGTGCGTCTTGCGTGGCGGCCTCGTCTGACGCGACCTGCTCGCACATTAGAGGTTTTCCGTTTTCATCCCTGAGCTCGCGTCCATTTGAATCACGTAGGGGCACTCGAGTCATCGCTGTCCCTCCTTATACGGGGTTGAGGATGTCGCTCAGGACGGTCGCGATCCCGAAGGTGAGTAGGTCTTCACTCCCG